ATTGCTATGCAAAACGTGTACTTATGCCTTATCTTATGAACATAATTCATTCAAACATATAGTAATGGTTGGAACGACATGCTCATACCTGTAACGTCAGATGGAAAAAAACTGGTTGAATCAGGCCTATTCAATAGTACAGTGTCGGCTAGCAACGATACTACTATTCATTTTAATTACAACGGGCTAAGAGTAAAATTAGTTATAAACGTCTATAAAGACCAAGCTAATAGTTCACCTCCTACCAATGTTCAGGATTTCGTAGCAACGGTTGAGGATGGCGTAGTTGTCATGAAGCAACCATATAGATTTTTTGACCAACCAGGAATATCTCCAGGGTATACCGGAATGTTAGTTCCGTTCGAGGTTGGAGTGAAACCAGACCAAAAAAAGATTTACATGACTTGGAGTATTGAGTTGGCTAAGTCGGTTGGGGGCACCTTGATGGCTATAACACACTATTCATTTTATGAGGATGAGTAATGGAGGAAATGATTAAGCCATCACTTGGGAAAAGTGATACGGATAAGCCCAAGAGCTCACAGCCTTCTGTTAATAGCGAGTCTAAATCAGGGATGTCTTATCCTGGTTCAATCGCTGCTCAAATCGGCACCGGTGAACATGCAAAAGATTCTTTTATTTGGATGATCCTAAAATATTGCTTTTATCTTGGCGCAATTTTTAGCGGGGGGATGATGCTGGCATACTTCCATTATGTATTCGATAGAAATGAACCAGATAAGATTGATATCATTGCAGCGCTTAAAGATGTTTGGTCAATTTTCACTCCAATACTAACTTTAGCTTTAGGTTATGCTTTTGGGAAGAGAGAACAAAAACCTTAGCAAAAGCCCACTTTGGTGGGCTTCAGTTCATGCTTTTGATTTATTACCCGAGCAGCTTTGCTAACCCCGCGGTAGTCGCAGCTTGCACCACAGTTTTAAGTGCTTCCGTTGATAGTTCGCCGAGAGTCGACTTGGCTTTTTCCTTCTGCTCAACGTCCATGTTCGAAATCGCGATCAGGTCTTCGAGGACGACTACTGCTTCACGATGAAACTTGATGGTCTGTACGTTGAGGATTGCGGAGAGACCGCCGTCGTTGAGCATGAAGTCAATGCCTTTGCAGGTTACAGAAGACATATCAAGAATGCTAAATGCGAGCTGATCGTCTAGGTTACTCCCCATTCTTGGAAAGGTTATGAGGCCGTGACCAGAAAGATAAAACAAGTTAGCAAGTAGTTTATCCAAAGGTGCAGACATGATTATTTCAGATACATAATCATTGCCAAGTTCATCAACAGTCCTTGGATAGGCCTCTATGCATACTTTGAGTATTTCACGCTGCAATTCCCTGTCGAACTTATCCATAACAGCACCTTTATGTGAGTTTTAGCCTCTAACGTACCCTAGTGACGAAGAGACGAACATCCTGATAAACGATCAGGTGATTTTGCCGCCTACGCGCATCCCTGCTAACCTGTGTGCAAATGTTAATGATGGGGATAAGGATGTGGAACTAATCATAATTTGTGCAATTATTGGGTGCATACCTGCGGCGATAGCGAGCAGTAAAGGGCGCTCGTTTTTTGCTTGGTGGTTATACGGAGCACTTCTCTTCATCGTAGCTCTAATTCACTCACTGGTAATCAAGAAGGACATTCGCGCCTTGGAACAGAGCCAGCTTGATAGTGGGCTGGTTAAATGTCCATATTGTGCAGAAATGATTAAGCCTGAAGCCATAAAGTGTAAGAAGCGATAGAAGTTGCTAGGCTCAAAAATTTTAAGCCGAGCGACATTCCTTTTGATGCTTTTTTCATCAGGAAAAGGGTAGGCTTTGATGTTAATGAAGAGGCGGTAACTAACTTGGTATCACGCTTGAAACAAGCTAATCCAGAATTAGGCCCCGAGGGCATCAAAGAAAAATATTTTATGCAAATTGATGAGTTGGTAAATCAGCTACCTAGTGGGGTTCGTGATGAATTCATACGAACTTATAATGCAAAGCTTTGACAACTGAGCCCACTATTTTGTGGGTCTTTATTGTTGCCCCAAAACATGAACCTCGCTCTGGCGGGGTTTTTTATTGCCCGGAGATCGCCAAATGACTGAACAAACCTCCCGCCTGGCCATTGTTATTGATAGCTCCGGGGCAGAAAAACAGGCTGATAATCTCGCAACTGCACTGGTAAAAATGACGCAGGCAGGTGAACGTGCTGCCACCAGCGCAGTGAAGGTGACAAAGGCCACTGATGAAGAAAAACAGTCTCTTTCTGAACTCTTAGATCGCATCGACCCGGTAAACGCCGCCCTGAACAAACTGGATAAACAGCAGCAGGATCTTGCAAAATTCAAATCAAAGGGGATGGTAGATGCCGATACATTCGATCTTTATTCAAAGAAAATCGAGGAAACACGAAACAGGCTAACTGGATTTCGTGACGACCTTGGCAAAACCGGCCAATCAGCCGCACAGACTGCCTTTGCCATGCGCATGATCCCAGCGCAGATGACCGACATTATTGTCGGCTTATCTACAGGTCAGTCACCGTTTATGGTGCTTATGCAGCAGGGCGGGCAGTTAAAAGATATGTTTGGTGGTATTGGTCCGGCAATTAAGGGTGTGGGCACCTATGTTATGGGGTTGGTTAACCCTTTCGCTCTTGCAGCTGCGGCGGTCGGTTTTCTTGGTCTGGCCTATTACAAAGGCACTCAGGAGCAGGACGAGTTTTATAAGTCTCTCGTTCTCACTGGTAATCTGGTAGGCAAAACTTCCGGTCAACTGGCAGATATGGCGGCCCGTGCATCGGTCGCAGCTAACTCCACAACCGATGCAGCAGCTTCAACGCTGAATCAGTTGGTGTCATCCGGTAAAGTAGCTGGCGACTCATTGGAGCGCGTGACAACCGCCATTGTTAAGACCAGCGAGGCGACGGGCATTGCTACCGATAAGCTGGTTGGTGATTTCAACGACATTGCTGCTGATCCGGTTGCAGCCATTACCAAACTTAACGACCAGTACCACTTTCTGACACTGGCAACCTACAACCAGATTAAAGCGCTACAGGATGAAGGTAATCAGCAGGATGCTGCACGGGTGGCTACTGATGCTTACGCCAATGCCATGCAGCAGCGTGCGAATGATATTCATCAGAATCTTGGTCTTCTTGAAAGTGCATGGGACTCGCTGGGTAAAACGGCCAAAGGTGCCTGGGATGCGATGCTCAATATTGGGCGCGAACAAACACTAACGGATAAACTTTCCACCTTAAACGAAAATATTGCTGAAGCCCAAAAAGGGCAAAAAGATGGTGGGTTCTGGAACAGTTTTAGCGCGAGGTTTACCAACCTCCCGGAGATGATAAAACAGAGAGATTTGCTCGAATCAGTTGCCAATCTTCAGGGGGATGTAACCAAAGGACAGGCGAAGGCTAAGGAAGCCGAACAGCAAAGAATTAAAACGCAGCAGGAAGCAGATCGCGTTAACCAGCAATATTTGAGCAATGCGGATAAGCGCAATAAAGCTATTAAGCAGCAAAGCGAGTTCCTGAAGGCAGGTGCAATTACTGCAGAGCAATATGCAAAAAATGTTTCTCGTATTAACGAGCTGTACAAAGACCCGAAATCACCCAAGACGCCAAAGGGTAAAGCATATACCCAGGACGCGGCAACCCGGCTGCTTGATCAAATAAACCAGCAGACAGCTGCCTTGCAGTCCCAGCTGGATGCCAGTGACAAGCTTAACAGCGCAACCCAGGCGCGGGTAAAGTTCGAACAGCAAATTGCTGACCTCAAGTCTAAAACGCAGCTCACCGCTGACCAGAAGTCGATTCTTTCCCGTTCAGATGAAATCCTCCAGGCGTATAAGCAGCAGGAGGCACTGCAAAACTCCGTAAAAACCCTGGATGATTACCGGAAAATGCAGGAACAGGTAAAGACGAAGGATGAGCGGACCAACGATCTGCTTAAAACCCGTCTTGAACTGCTGGAGAAAGCCAAAGCAACCGGGCAACTAAAACCCGGTGAATATGAAAAAACGCGGGCAGATATTTATCAAAACACCGATATGCAACTGCCCTCGACGGTTCGTAATGTTGTAGGAAACCTGACACCCACAGGAGGGCGACTCTCAGGAACTTTTGAGGGGATGCAGGGGCAAATCAACGAATATGGACAGGCTCAGCAAGAGCTCCAGCGCTGGCTGGCAGCTCAGGAGGAAGCTTATGCGAAGGCCGGTGAAATAACTGCCGAGGGTGAGGCCAGAATGACCTCTATTCGTCAGCGTGCAGCGGATGCAAATCAGGTCATTGAGGCTCAGAAAAACACCATCATATCTGCGGCCACGCAGTCCTTGTTTGATAGCACCGCTGAAATCATGCGAACGGGGTTTGGTGAGCAATCGGCAATCTACAAGGTCGCTTTTGCTGCGAGCAAGGCATTCGCTATCGCGGACTCAATGGTGAAAATCCAGCAGGCTATAGCAAGCGGTGCAGTTAGCGCGCCTTATCCGGCCAACATCATCGCTATGGCCTCAATCGCTGCGCAGACCGCCAGTATCGTCTCAAATATCCAGGCTGTTTCAGGAGTTGGCTTCGCCTCCGGCGGTTACACAGGCCCCGGTGGTAAGTTTCAGCCAGCGGGTATTGTTCACAAAGGTGAGTACGTCTTCGACCAGGCTTCAACGAACCGGATCGGCGTGTCTCAGCTTGAGGCACTTCGAAATGGCCAACCGCTTGATGCAACTCTGGGGCGCACAGGGTTTGGTACTGGTGTTCAGAACGTTAACAGCGATAACCGCAGGCAAACAACTGTACACGCGCCGATTAATCAGGAGTTTCATCTCCAGGGTATTACTCCGGAGCAGTTGAGCGCTACACTCAATCAGAATAATCGACTGCTTTCCAGGCAGTTAAAAGGTGAACTCACAAAGGAGGTTACCATGCCACAAGGGGCTTTTGGCAACGCTCTAAAAGGAAACTATACACGACACGGTCCTAGGTAAGCTAAACTGCATTAGCTGAGACTTGATTAGGTAGGTAAGTCTAACAATCTGAGTAGATGCAAGAAAACACAAGGATCTTATTAATGGAAGCGTTGTTAACATTTACATTTAAAGACTTCATAGCTTTTATGATTCCTCTTTTTATTGGCGGACTTATCTTCAATAGGAGACGTAAACGTAAGGAGGTCCGAGTGAAGTTTTCATTTCTTTGGCTTGTTTTGATTGTCGGTGGAATTCTTGAAATATGCGATGACATCTACACAACTTATTCCTATAGGCATAATCACTTATATAATAATGATACGCTTACAACCGTGTTTAACTATGATTTTGCAAAAATTGTTTTTTGTGGGGTTTTGATCTTTGTTTCTATTGCGCTTCTTCTTCAGGAGTTGCTTTTAAACAAGCAGTCACATTGACTTATATTGCCTGTCGGCGCATCGCCATTTTTTATTTTGATATGGGGCTGTGCCGAAACAATGTAAGCTCATATTAAAGTCAATAAAATTAATATATTGATAATGCTGTTTTTTTGATTTCTTTTAGCTCTTGAGGTGAGTTGATAAATATATCGCCTTGTATGTTTGTTTCGATTTAATAAGATTTTTGTCTTCGTTAATTTTAACCAAAAAATCAGAGATTTCTTCGATTCCATAGTGCTTTATTCTGAAATGAATACCCTCCTGAGGTTAATGGTGAAATTTTATTCGAGATACTTTACCGGGAGACTGCATGACTGATATCTACTACCCACATGACAGCCTCCCTATGCCATTACAGGAAGGATACGGATTTCAGCCTGTGAGCCCGTTAAAACGAACCCAGTTAACCACCGGTCGCGCGAGGCAAAGGCGAGCTTTTACGTCCACGCCGACGCAGGCCAGCATCACCTGGTTTATGGAAACCGATGCGCAGGGACTGGCGTTTGAGTCTTGGTTCCGTGATGCGTTATCTGACGGGGCTGCATGGTTCATGATGAAGCTGCAGACGCCGGCAGGCATTAAGTTTTACAAATGCCGCTTTACAGATATTTATCAGGGACCGGTACTGGTGACCCCGATTTACTGGAAGTACACAGCGACGCTTGAATTATGGGAACGCCCCCTTGCTCCTGCCCCATGGGGTAATTACCCGGAATGGATCGTCGGCAGCTCACTGCTGGATATTGCGCTGAATAAGGAGTGGCCAAAGCATGACGCAGATTAAACGCCTCTACGCCAGCAGCGGGCCGGAGGTGATCATTGAGACGCTGCAGATCACCATTGGTTCTAATGTCCATTACCTGTGCCAGGGTTACGAGGATATTACGGCAACGACGGAGAACGGCGATACCGTAACGTTTTCAGCCTGTGCGATAGACATTGCGCTGCCGGCGTGCAATGCGGACGGCACGCAGGACCTCAAATTTGCCCTGTGCAATATCGATGGTGTTGTGTCCACGGCGATCCGCTATGCCCTGGCTAACAGATTGCCTGCATGGCTGACGTACCGGAGTTATATCTCTACGGATTTAGCAGCGCCTGCGGCAGTGCCGTATACGCTGAAAATCAAGTCGGGCTCCTGGACGGCGACAGAGGTTCAGATCACTGCGGGTTACATGAACATCCTCGATACCGCCTGGCCGCGTTACCGCTACACGCTCCCTGTATTCCCCGGACTGCGTTATATCAGCTAAGGAATCCCAATGTTCAACCCTGATAAATACCGTTCTGTTAAATGGCAGAAGGGCGGCAGAGCCTACCCGCTACTTGACTGCTTCGGCATTGTGAACGAGATACGCCGCGATCTGAATTTACCCGTCTGGCCCGATTTTGCAGGGGTAACCAAAGACGACGGCGGCCTCGACCGGGAAGCACGCCGGATGATGCTTACCCTTGAGCGCTGCGAACCCTGCGAAGGGGCCGGGGTGGCCTGTTATTCCGGGTCGACTGTCACCCACGTAGGGATCGTGGTCAGTATCGGTGGTCTGTTGCATGTGGCGGAATGCAACCCGGGTACGAACGTCACCTTTCTGCCGTTGCCGCGGTTTAAGCGGCGATTTGTCAAAGTGGAGTTTTGGCAATGACCATTCGTTTTTACCCGTCCCGGCTTCCCGGTGAACCACTCGAAACGCATGAGCATGGTGTAACCAGTATTCGCAGCTGGCTGGTGGCAAATGTTGAAGGCTACGAGGATCGGGATGTCCCACCGCTTACCGTTGAGGTTGAGGGGCTGTTAATTCCTCCAGGTGAGTGGGCCACCTGCGTGATTCGCCCTGATAGTGATGTCAGGCTTTATCCGGTTCCATTCGGGCTGGAGGCCGCCACAATCGCGTGGATCGGTATCGGTATCTCCGTTGCCGCTGCAGCCTATTCGCTTGTTTTGATGAGCAACATCGATACGGGCGGCTATACCTCATCCACAGGGCGGAGTCTCGACCTGAACCCGGCGCGGGCCAACACCGCAAAACTCGGTGATGCCATTCGTGAGGTGTTTGGCCGGGTGCGTATCTACCCGGATTATGTGGTGCAGCCGGTTACCCGGTTTGATGCCGCCGATCCTACGAAAATGCGCGTCCAGATGCTGCTGTGTCTCGGTGTCGGTGATCTGATTTATACCAATGGCGATATCCGGGTAGGCAGCACTCCTGCATCGACGCTGCCGGGTTTCAGCAGCATCCATTACCCGCCAGGCGCGGACGTTTCCGGCGATGAGCGCAGTGAAAACTGGGTCAAAAGTACGGAGGTCGGCGGGACATCATCCGGTACAGGGCTGGATATGGCCCAGACGTCGCCGGATGCCGACGATATTATCGCAGACAGCATGACCGTATCCGGTTCGAGCGTAACGTTTACCGGGCTGGATACGGATGATGATGACGATAATGACGAGAACGATAACGCACTGCCGCCCAGTTGGGTCGCTGGCGCCGTGGTCGAACTGAAAGCCCCGGCGAACTACCAGGTCACTACGGCGGCTGGATACAGCGTTATCGCAAGCCCGCTGCTGACGGAGATCGCGCCGGTAGTAGGTATGCCGGTAACGCTGGGGTTTAACTCAGTCGATTACGATCTGTTTATCGCGTCATATACCCCCGGCCAGGCTGCAGTGCCCGGCACCGGGGAGAGTGCAGCAAAACTCCAGGCCAGTGCGGCCCCGACCACCTACGATTTTTCGACCAGCTCCAGCACGTTCACGATCACCTGGCAGGGGGTTACCTACCCGGTGTCGCTGGTGGCTAACTACGTCTCGATGTCGGGACTGCTGGCGGCCATCACCGAGGGACTCACTGGCTCCGGCCTGGTTGCGCAGGACAACGGCGGCACCGTACTAATAACCGAGGCGGCCAGTCCGTTCGCGGGTGGGGCGATCACTTCCTCTTCACTGCCTGCAGCTGTTTTCGGTGATGCCCCGGTTTACACCTCCGGCACGGCATCAACCGGCGGCAGCCCGGCGGTAACGGCGAATGTGACACTCGCTTATAACTCTGCCACGGGAACGGCCTTTTCCGGCATGCCGGAGGGGGTGCAACGGCTTTCACTTGCTCACCGCGGGAGTGAGTACCGCATTGTCTCAGCCGATGGTACAACGGCGACGGTGGCGCGCCTGGTTAACGGCGCCGTTGATGAGTCATGGCCGGGTTTCACCGCCAGGACGATGATTGACTATGAGGCCACTGGCCTTAACGACACGCTGAGCTGGCTGGGGCCGTTCCTCGTATGCCCTGAAAATGAAGTAGTGGATGCGTTCGAGGTGAATTTCTCCTTCCCGAACGGTATTTGCGGCTTTGACAGCAAGGGGAAAAAGCGGCTTCGGCATGTTGAGTGGGAGATTCAGTATCGCGTCTACGGTTCCGGATCGGGGTGGGTGAGTCACCAGGGAGAGTATGCGCTTAAAAACGTCAACGGGTTAGGTTTCACTGAGCGGATCACCCTCAGTTCTCCGGGTCTGGTAGAGGTTCGCTGCCGTCGGCGCAATGAGCAGGGCTCAAATAACGCGAGAGACAGTATGTACTGGCATGCACTGCGCGGGCGACTGCTGACGCGCCCTTCATCCTATCCCGGTGTGTCGTTGATGGCGGTGACCGTCGAGACGGGCGGGAAGCTGGCGGCTCAGTCGGACCGCCGCGTAAACGTTGTGGCCACGCGCGCCTATGAAACCGGAACGGCCAGAACTATCTCGGGTGCTCTGCTGCATGTCGGGAACTCGCTGGGGCTGGAGATGGATGTCGACACCATCAACGCGCTGGAGTCTGCGTACTGGACGCCACGGGGCGAAAATTTCGATTTCGCCACGGGCGACAGTATCTCAGCGCTGGAAATGCTGCAGAAGATAGCCAACGCCGGGAAGTCACGTTTTCTGCTGAGTGATGGCCTGGCGACGGTCAACCGTGAGGGGATTAAGCCCTGGACCGGCGTGATCACTCCGCATGAGATGGTGGAAGAGCTGCAGAGCGGATTTACCGTACCGTCCGACGATGATTTTGATGGTGTCGACGTGACGTACATCAACGGCGTCACCTGGGCAGAGGAGACCGTTAAATGCCGGACGCCGGACAATCCCACGCCGGTGAAAATCGAGAACTACAAACTCGATGGGGTACTGAATCAGGATCACGCCTACCAGATCGGCATGCGTCGCCTGATGAAATACCTGCAGCAGCGGGTGACGTTCCAGACCACTACCGAGCTGGACGCGCTGTGCTACAACACGGGCGATCGCATTGTGCTCACGGATGATATTCCGGGTAACAACACGATTTCCTGTCTGGTGGAGGCGATGACAACGGCTGGTGGCGTGACAACGTTCACCGTTACGGAGCCGCTGGACTGGTCTTTCGAAAATCCCCGAGCGCTGATCCGCTATCAGGATGGCTCTGCATCCGGACTGATGGTGGCGAGCAGGGTGGGTGATTTTCAGCTGACAGTCCCGCACCTGAGCGAGTTTGATGACCCGATGAAGGTTGACCTGTCGTCGGCAACCATCGAGCCGATCCGCCTGGTGTTCTGCGGCTCAACGCGCCACGTCTACGACGCCATTGTAGAGGAGATCGCTCCGCAGTCAGACGGAACCTGTCAGGTCAACGCTAAAGAATACCTCGAATCGTTCTACCAGTACGACGACGCCACATACCCCGGCGACGCTGCTTAATATCAAAAAAATCCCTTTCAACTTTTCTTTCGCTCAAACCCTCGTTTGGGCGAAGCCTCTTTTTTGGAGCAAAAAATATGGCCTTTAACCCGGAGCTGGGGAGCACGTCTCCCGCTGTGCTGCTCGATAATGCCGAGCGCCTGGATAAGCTGGTCAATGGGTCCGAGCTGACTGAGCCGGATCGCGCTGGCGTTGAGCTGGATACCTGGCGCGGAATGATGGCGAAAAATGATCAGGTTACTGAAGACGCCCGCAAAAGTATTACTGCGCTTGGATTACCCTATTCGACATTATCGGAAGCACAGGCAGCCGTGAACAACGGTCAGATACCGGTGGACTCAGTTTGCTATGTCCGCAGCACTGACGACGCAGTAGCAATTGAGTATTTAAACGAAGCCGGAACACTGGTACCCACCGGGAATGTGTTGCCCTCAGAAGAAACCATCGACAAAAAGCTCAATCAGCGACTCGTCCCTGGTCAATACCTGTCGACATGGTTTCCTGTTTTTTTCGATAGAAACAGAAATGTTTACGCGTGGTTTGATGGTGGACGTTGGGACGTTGCTGATTTTGGCGCTAATGCACGAACAATCATTGAGTCAGTACCTAACGCCTGGGCACAAAAATTTCTCCCCCAGGGAGACTACTCTCCAAATTACTTTCCGTTTGTTCACGACAGAAATGGAAATGTTTATGCATGGTTCCATAACGGTATGTATGACGGTTATGGATTTGGGCCAAATATTGAAAAGTATATCTTAAATCTTGTCGGTGGGGCTTCTGCAAAATCAGACAGTTCATTTATTGAAGGAGACCAGTATAAGTTCAACTTTAAAAAAGGTCGTGTTTTCAGTGGGCAGGCAGCGAGTGTTAATACCGCTTTTTTTGGTGACTCATGGAACGAAAAAAACACGATTCCACAATTATTAATTAATGTTCTTGGTGGGATATATAAAGACCCGGCCTGGATAAGTTGCTCTAACCGCGCTGATGGTGTCATGGCTGGCATATCGCCTGTCGTTGCAACAAACTTTACGAAATATGATGGAGGGAGTAATAACACGAACCCGCCACCGTATGGATGCGGACCTGATGGGAATGGGTATTACAATAACAATACTGTTGGGTCTCTGGCCTGGACCGGTATTACAGCAACCGATCTTTCAGTTTTCTATTATGATGGTTCCGGTTCGTTTACCATCACAATTGATGGCGGCACACCTGTAACAGTCAATGGTGCGAACACCGGAGCAGCTAAAAAGCACGATATCAGTGGGCTATCCGCAACAGCCCATAGCGTAACGATTCAGAGCCTGGGAAGTGGGGTTGTATCCATTTTGGGGATGTATGGAAAGAACAGCGCTGTGCGTTCCGGCGTAACGGTTTCAAGGATGGGGAATGGCGGGGCTATAGGAAGTGATTTCTTTAATTTTTCTGAGTGGATCAAACCTGTTGTACAGTATCTCGATATTGATTTGTTGTTCGTCATCCTTGGTACAAACGATTTCAGGTTAAGCAAGGGGACAACGCAATATAGAAATGGACTGGTGGAAATAATTACAAAGTTTCGGGAAGCTACGCCCGGCATCTGTATTTGCCTGGTGTCACCGGGTCACTGTAATGCAACTGGTACTCCAGCTCTGTCAGAGTACGATGCTGTCATGCGTGAACTGGCTGTTGAGTATAACGTCAACTTCATTAGTGGATATCAGCTATTCTCGAAAACGTACGATAACAGCAATGGGGCCTGGGAGGATGGTTTGCACCTGAGCTCTCTTGGCGCATATATATTGATAAATAAAATCAAAAAAGAATTTTTTCAGGAGTAATTATGCCTATTACAGCCATTTTACTTGATATGAACGGTCCCGTCATACCGGGGATGAAAACCCTTGATGACTTTACTATTTCAAACTGGTTCGTCGGGCTCCCGGATGTCAGTGCAACACCGTTCGCTGGTTATTATTTTGGAGAGCCAGCGCCTGATATCACTTATAACTCCTATAACAAAAACGCTCCGGCCGTCATCAATGGTTCTCTGAATAATGCTGACGGTTATATCTCTGTTAACAATACTGATTATCTGGATACAAACCAGAAAGCACCTTTGACGCTGACAATCTGTGGTGTGGCTAAACGGAATGCCGGAGGGGCTTCACTGAACGCCCATATGATCGCAGATTTTTCAGGTAGCGGTTCAGCAGCGAGTGGCTTTTCAATTGGCTTCACGAACGGGACCGGGAATCTCTTTTGTGTAGGCCAGAATAATGGTCAGTCCTCGGCCGGGTATGCCTATGCGGCATTCCCGGCCTCTATCGCCGTAGGTGATCTGTTCGCGTTTGCTGCCTCGATAACCCAGGGGACGGTAACCGTTGATATTTACAACCCGCAGACCGGGGCACTGATATCATCATCAGCTGCTTTCTCTGGGACCCGAGTGGCCGGAACAAATAATGTCCTGCTGGGGAGGAAAACTGATAACAACAACGAAACAACGACCAAGTATATCAAGTCGGTTTTGTTGATGGAGGGCGTGCTTACTTCAGCAGAGAAGGTTTCTGTTGCGCAGTTCTTATTATCTATGGATTAAAAAACTCCCCCGGAGGCACACCGGGGGAGTTCAGCATGTTTAAGGCAGCAACGTTAGACTGGTGGCTAGCCAACCAGTTTCTGAAGAGCAGTAAGTCGGTCTGTTACCAGAGAAGAAATTCGTACAGGCCCCGCGTCTGCATTGAGGTGGATACGGGACGGATTTGTATCCCCCTCGGTTAACAAAAAACTGGTGCTATTGAATTTTGTCCAGCCACAGTCAGCGTTAAGGTCTATTAGGGGGAATCCATATCGCAACGCCACGGCGCGTATGGCCGCTGCATAGTCAGAAACCCGCCCATAACCATTTGTTTCACCGTCAACCCATGCCGCTGAGCGTGGAGAATCATAGTCCCCATTGAACGGCGTGGCCCACAGGATAGGTTTTGTTGGGAACCGCGCACGCAACTTCTGAGCGATGATGTTCAGCGCACCATAAACAGTTGTGTTTACTGTGTCGGTGATAGTTCCAATCGGAATATTTTGCGCCCAGTCATTTGTCCCCCACGGGCCACAAATCCACGCCGCTGCTGATGTGTCCAGGGCATTAATTCGAGCATCGTCGCACATGCTGATTTGCGTTGATGAGCTATCCGGTTTGGCTATTTTCGAACCACCGATACCATGATTCAGGAATGAACACCCCAGCGCCTCCGCGACAAGGGGTTGCCATTTGTTATAGGCAACGTTGCTGTCACCCATCACATCGATAATTTTTTCAGACCACGGACTCACCGAACTTCCTCCGCCGGGTACGACTACATATTTTTTGGCAATAATGGGCACAGCTATACGGGTGGTAATCCCGATTTTGGCGGTGCCGGAAGGAGGTGTTAGCTCGTAATCGGTGTAGTCCACCGATTCTGTAGTACCGTTCCCTTCGGTGCCGATAACCGTCCCGGCACTGTTCATATACACCGCGAGTGAAACTCCACTGCCGTTAACCCTCGCTGTGACTTTCCAGCGGTCTCCTGCTGTATAATTAAAAATTGCACAGTCAAATGCAGCATTTACCACCACACTGCCATCAGCACGGTTTATATATGCTCCTGAGGTAATCGTGACGTCCTGTTTAATAAAATCATATACAAGAGAGTCCTCTATTGTCTGTACCCTGACATCCAGAGAATCGATCGATGCCAGAACTGTGGCCGTCTCAACGACAGCAAGTTTTTTAACAGGAATTTCCGCAGAGTTACGACCGGTTATACCGATCTGTGTTGTCCCGGCAGGAACGTTCAGACGATAATTTGTATACTGCTGCGGGGTTGCCGTTCCCCGCCCTTCAACACCCAATACCATCCCGGCGCTGTTCATGTACACGGCCAGAGCAGTCGCCGATCCTGTCACAAGGGCTGTCACCAGCCAGCCATCCCCGTCGGAATGCGGAATGATTGCGCAGTTCAGCGCAGAGTTATCAGTGATGGCCCCTGTAGTTGGGTTGATAAATTTCCCGACTTGCCAGGCAGCTGCATAAGCATAACCAACAGAGATAGCCCCCTGCAGCGCATCGACGCGTGATGTTAACCCCGAAATACCGGATGATATGACGGCTGACAGATAAGTTTTATCCGGCGTGGCGCGAACAAAATCAGGCTGAATAGCCCCCAACGCAGCAGCATAAGCACCGACCTTAAATATCCCTGCCGTAGTATTTTCAACCCGGATCCTGACGTAGGATGCGCCGGATGGAATGACATCTGTGATAACCGGCGTATTTATACCGGCGGCCAGAGCAAGCTGTGATTTAGACGAAATAACAGCGCCAGCGGTGGACATCCAGAAAATATGGAACTTAGCACCGGCATCCTGGAACCACGCCAGCACGGAAAAGGTTAACTTATCACCAACCCTTACAGGCAGGCGGGCAAGGTCATAATATTTATCTGCAGACCATACGCCGGAATACTGTGCCACTGGAGTCGGTAACGGAATATTAGCATCAGTAGTGCTGAAAGTGACCACTGCTCCGCGATACCAGTCCCACGCACCGAATTTAGGATCATTTGCTGAATATTCATTCAGAGCATCAAACAGAATGTTCGCCCCGCGTAGCGAAGAATAAGATGGCATTTTCCGCCCGGTAGGCTGCAGCGTACCGGCGTTATTGATCACTTCTACAGCTAAAGCGCTGTCATCCGGGCTACGGTAATACGTGGTCGACCCCACCGGAATATTCACAATATCCGCCTGCGCTGCCGCCAGCGTCTGATACTGCTTACTAAGTGGGATCAGGTTCTGCCTTACCTCATCGTTTTTCGCCATCATCTGGCGCCAGGTATCGAGCGGTTCACCGCCGCGGTCGTCAACCGTTCCGGCCGGACCGTTAACCAGCTCGTCAGCGCGCTTAACGTTGTCCATGAATATTTCCGGCGTCGTCGTGCCCAGTGGCGGGTTAAGTTCGGCCATGTTTTTTTGCTCCAAAACGGTATTCGCCCAAACGAGGGTTTGAGCGTAAGAGTAGAGCTTTTTACAATCAGCTATTTCAACGGGTTACAACATGCTGATTGGCTATGCACGGGTCTCTACAGGGGATCAAAACCTCGATTTACAGAAAAACGCGCTGATCCGCGCAGAATGTGAGCTGGTTTTTGAAGACACGGCCAGTGGGAAGAATGCCAGGCGGCCAGGGCTAAAACGCGCGATGCGACGACTCCGATCGGGGGACGTGCTGGTGGTGTGGAAGCTGGACAGGCTGGGCCGCAGCGTGCGCGATCTGATTACGCTCGTGTCGGAGCTACAGGCGCGCGGGGTGAATTTCCGCAGCCTAACCGACAGCATCGATACCAGTACTCCAGCAGGCCGCTTTTTTTTCCACGTCATGAGCGCCCTGGCGGAAATGGAGCGCGAGCTGATCGTCGAGCGTACCCGAGCGGGGTTAGCCACTGAGCTCGATAGCAATTCAGGTTTCAGCAACAGCATGCAATTTAAGCTGGCTCTTGCAAAAACTGTACATGAAGGAGTTCCTGTATCAGCTGAACTGGCGTTGAACTGGGTAATAAACCACACCGAGTATTCGCTGCGTACCCCGGCTCGCCGCTGTGCTAAAGAGTTTGCTGCACTTTTCAAACGGCGTTACACCCTCAAATATGGTGAAGGGATGGTCGTTAAGGCGAATAAAACGCGCCTGAGGTTAGATTACACACCAGCAAGTCCTAGTTTGCGAGGTGTTCGACTTCCTGTTCCCGACCTGCCTGATCCAAGTGCGTTGAAGAGCCCTGTCCAGAAAATTATGGCTCTTGCCGATATATGTACAGATGAACTTGATGCTTATAGTCGCTACCTTGGTAGGAAAGGTACGTCAGTCAATGATACGGCTGCAATTATGCTGCTCCCTTCAGAGATAGTTAATGAAAGCGCAGAAAAAATATTAAGCTCATTCAAACGCTGGGCTGATGAGGCGATCCTCGTCAAGGAGGGGTTAGTCTCAGTTGCTGACTTTTGGGCACATATGAATGCCAGTTGCCCCAATAAGATCAATAAAAAAGAGGCCGATTTGATGCAGGCCTTTGCTCTGAAGATGGGTTACGGTCTGGCACCTGACCCGTATTATCACCATGTGAAGGCGGATGTTGATGGGACACTTGTTCTATTCCCTGCCGCCGAAGGTGGACGCTTCTCACCTTCTCCTGAATTTATCTCAGCCGTAATGACGCTCAGATTAGGGGCGATGGTCGCCTTGATTGACGATTCTCTTGATCAAGCTGAACAGAAAGTGCTTGAGAATGCCATCAACAACAATCCTGGCTTCACCGATGATGAAAAACGCTCTCTACATGCGTATTTAACGTGGCAACTTCATACCCCAGCCAATATGACAGGAATGAAAAGTAGGATTGAGTTGATGGGGGCCGCGGAAAAAGCTGCTGTGGGTAAGGTTATCGTTAGTGTTGCCTGTTCGGATGGGACAATAGCGCCTGCCGAAATCAAACAGCTTGAGAAGATTTATTCAAGTTTGGGGCTGGATCCCTCATCTGTCTCGAGCAATATCCATCAGCATTCCGCAACTGAACATGATCTCGTCTCGTCTGTACCAACTGATCAGCCAGCAGCAGGGTTCACACTGGATGCTAATGTACTTGCCCGCCACGAATCTGCCACGGATGATGTTCGTAAATTGCTGAACACAATTTTCACCGAAGAAGAACCGGAAGAGCCAGAAAGCGCTCCAGCCTCATCAACGGAGGCGGGGGGACTTGACTCCGCACATAGCCAGCTTTATCGCAGTTTGCTGGAGAAAGAACAGTGGTCCCGAAAAGAGGCGACAGAATTGTGCGGAAATTTGAATTTGATGCTCGGCGGTGCGCTTGAGGTGATCAATGACTGGTCCTATGCGGTGGTTGATGCTCCAGTACTGGACGATGCCGATGATGATATCTGGGTTGACCTGGAAATTGCCAAAGAATTAGAGGGATAGTGAATGTCTGTAACACGTATAAGAGTGAAAGAACGCGACGCTATTATTCAGTCACTTAAGTCAGGTGTAACGCCAAGGATAGGCATTCAGCATATCCAGGTTGGCCGCGTGAATGAGATCACCGCTCTCCATCAGGATATTGAGAGGATTGCTGACGGTGGTGCAAGCTTCAGACTTATCATCGGTGAATATGGTTCTGGTAAAACGTTCTTTCTGAGTGTTGTGCGCTCTATTGCGCTGGAGAAGAAGTTGGTGTCAGTCAGTGCTGACCTTTCTCCTGACAGACGTATTCACTCATCGGGAGGTCAGGCTCGTAATCTTTATTCTGAGCTCATGAAAAACATGTCCACCAGAAACAAGCCGGATGGTAATGCGTTACTTAGCGTTGTTGAAAGGTTCGTTACGGAGGCAAGGAAGGAAGCTGACACGGACGGCTCCGAGGTTTCATCAGTTATTCATAAACGCCTGGCAGCACTATCAGATATGGTCGGTGGATATGACTTTGCGAAGGTCATTGATGCATTCTGGCGGGGGCATGAGCAGGATAACGAAACGCTAAAATCCAATGCCATTCGCTGGTTGCGTGGAGAGTACACTACTAAAACTGATGCCCGTCACGATCTCGACGTTCGGACTATTATCTCAGACGCATCATTCTATGATTCTTTGAAGCTGATGAGCCTTTTTGTCCGCCAGGCAGGCTATGCCGGTCTTTTGGTCAGCCTCGACGAAATGGTGAACCTCTTGAAGCTGAATAATACGCAAGCAAGAACAGCGAACTACGAACAGATTTTGCGGATCCTGAATGACTGCCTGCAAGGCTCAGCCGAGAACATTGGTTTTATCCTCGGGGGTACGCCAGAGTTTCTTTTCGATCCGCGTAAAGGTCTTTACAGCTATGAGGCGCTCCAGTCGCGTCTGGCGGAAAACCGGTTCGCGCAAAAAGCAGGAGTGATTGACTACTCATCCCCCACTTTGCATCTTGCCAGCCTCACCCCTGAGGAACTGTATATTTTGCTGAGAAATCTTCGTCATGTTTATGCCGGTGGAGATCCAGAGAATTATCTGGTACCAGATGAGGCACTGACTGGATTCCTGCATCACTGTAGTAAAACCATTGGAGACGCTTACTTCCGTACCCCCCGTAATACCATAAAAGGTTTCCTGGACATGCTGGCCGTGCTGGAACAAAACAGAACGATGAACTGGCAAACACTAATCGAGGGTGTGGCGATTGAAGAGGACCGGCCCAGCGATATGGATGACACCACTACGGAGGAAAGCGATGACGACGACGGACTGGCGAACTTCAAACTATGAGCAGTGCCTACGATAGCCTCGATCCCCGCGTCCGTAAGTGGGTTTACAAGCAGGGGTGGTCGACATTAAGGCCCTTGCAGGAGAGTTCTATCCCGGCAATTTTAGCCCGTGATCGAGACGTGCTAATCAGTGCAGGTACAGCAGCGGGTAAAACAGAGGCTTTCTTTCTTCCTGCCTGTTCGGCAGTTGCAGATCTCACGAATGGATTTGGCATCGTCTATATCAGTCCGTTGAAGGCATTGATTAACGATCAGTACCGTCGTCTTGGGAGCCTTGGAGATGCATTGGAAATGCCAGTGACTCCCTGGCACGGGGATGTACCACAAAGCAAAAAGAAGAAGGCTCGGACGAACCCTGCTGGCATTTTACTGATTACACCTGAGTCACTTGAGTCTTTGCTCATAAATTCAATGGGCTGGCTCAAACAGGCGTTTTCTTCAGTCGCATACATCGTTATTGATGAGTTTCATGCTTTTATTGGTTCAGAGCGTGGTGTACAGCTGCTTTCTCTGCTCAATAGAATTGACCATGTGCTAGGATGCCAGGTAAATCCAATTCCCCGCGTTGCGTTGAGTGCCACGCTGGGGGAACTGGAGAAAGTGCCCGAAATGTTGCGCCCGGACAAACGACTCCCCTGCGTAACTGTTACAGATAGTAATAGCATGGCCACTCTTCAGGTACAGGTCAAAGGGTACCTGGAGCGAGTGATCCAAAATGAGGAAGAACTTCAGAGTTCAGCTGAACATGACGTTTGCGCTGACATTTTTAGACTTTGCCGTGGCGATTCTCATTTGGTCTTTGCAAACAGCCGAAAACGCACTGAAAGCATTGCGGCAACGCTGAGCGACATGTGTGAGGAACAAATTGTTCCGAATGAATTTTTCCCCCACCATGGTTCCCTTGCCAAGGAATTACGTGAGGTGCTTGAATCTCGTCTTCAGAAAGGAAATTTGCCCACAACAGCTGTTTGTACAATGACGCTTGAGTTGGGAATTGATATCGGTAAGGTTAAATCGGTTATCCAAGTTACGCCTCCGCATTCTGTTTCCAGTTTGCGCCAGCGAATGGGGCGTTCTGGGCGACGCGATTCCCCGTCAGTACTCAGAATGCTAATTACAGAAAATGAGCTTACTGTGAGTAGCAGTATCGTTGATCACCTACGACTCCAGTTGGTGCAGTCGATGGCAATGATCAGGTTGATGATCTCTAAACAATGGTTTGAGCCTGCCGATTCCCGGCAGATGCATTACTCCACGCTGCTACACCAGATTCTTGCAATTACCGCACAATGGGGTGGAGTTCGTGCCGACCAGCTCTGGTCACAACTATGCCAGACAGGGCCGTTCAGAAATGTAGATTTAAACGATTTCAAAAGCCTGCTTAAACATATGGGAGCATGTGGCCTACTCACTCAACTTGCTAGCGGCGAAATGGTTGTTGGGGCAGAGGGGGAGAAACTGACTAACCATTACACTTTTTATGCCGTGTTCAATACACCAGAAGAGTTCCGCATTATCACCGGAAACAGAACCCTTGGAACAGTGCCTGTGGACTCCCCACTGCTACCAGACCAACACATCATCTTCGGTGGGCGGCGCTGGAAAGTGACAGAGATCGAGACAGAGAAAAAAGTTATCTATGTAGAGGCAACCAAAGGCGGTCAGCCACCACAATTTAGTGGGGGAGGTATGTCTGTTCATGATGCCGTTCGTCAGGAAATGCTCGCTATCTATAGGGAAGGTGATTACCGCATAGCAATAGGTAGCAAGAAAGTAGATTATGCCGATACTGCCGCCAGAAACCTATTTGCGGAAGGCTGTAGTAACTTTCAGCGTTTTAAACTTCAAAATGAGTGTTTTATTACGAGTGGACAACACTGTTACGTAATACCCTGGATGGGGGATAAAGTTGTCAATACGATTACAGCCTTGCTCATACGTTGTGGTTTTAAAGCAAATTCATTTGCTGGCGTTATAGAAATCGATAACTCCAGTGTAGCTTCCGTTCAGCACGCGCTGAAAGAAATGCTGTTGTCAGGCTTGCCATCTGCATTTGATCTTGCCACAGATGTTCCAGAAAAGTACTTAGATAAATATGACGAGTATTTACCAGAGTCCCTTCTTGCGAAAGGGTATGGTGCAAAGGCGTATGAAACAGAAGGTACGCGCATCTGGTTGCAGAAACATCTTTAGTAATCTGGATATGTAATCAGGGTATAAATAAGACATATATACCCTGAATTTTTTATTTCCCTGTAGATTTACTAGGCTTTAGTCCCGGGGTATTACCAGGAGTATCTTTATTATCACGTCGACGTTGATCCGGTTTTCCTGTCGATTTAGCAATTGGTTTTGGACCAGGTTTAAGACCCATGATAGTTATCCTTTAGAGGTGTAAGAGGGAAGCCTCAACAATGATATATTGGATAATGTGAAATTTTTCAATGGGAGCGATCAACATATCCAATGATTAACTCGATATTGTGAACAGTGTCCGCTTCTGGCACAAAGCAGACGTTAAGACTTACAGCATCGGGAAACTTCTGGATGCCGCGTCAGCGGCATGGAGGCGCCAGATGAGGTTACATGTGTCTGTGGCGTCAAATGGCGCCGAAAGCCCGGCGTAGCCGGTTACCTGGCTATAAACTCTGCCACCCTACCCCCTGCCCTGATTAGCCTTAACCATCTAACAGCAATGAAGAAGTCAAAGTAATCCCTTTTAACCCCGGTGAGCGGGCTTTACGGCGTTTACGACGTAAAGGGCGTGATTTCCGGGGCCTTAGCGGCGGCAGCTTGCTGCTGACGCTTAGGGGGATGTTCATCAACTATTTCAGCGACACCAGGGAACTTAACACGGTAGCTGCAAAGCCATACCCGCTTAAAACAGCTCAGACGCCTCTGTACGCGGTCGGAGTGGACCCGGCAAGGCGACAGCCGCAGCCGGGGCGTATCTCCGCGTTAGCGGGCCGCAGGGCCGCTTACGAGCGTGTACCAGACAACTGACCGCAGCTCCACCCACAGCGATGAAGAAGAATAGTTACAACACCCATCATTAAAAGCGACACTACTCCCGGCCTTCGGCCGGGGGCGGCGGCGCTTTTCAGTGGTGGGGAGGGGCACCTGGCCGGCAAACCGGCGCCGGTTTTTATGATGAATAACGTTATGAATGCTGTAACTAATTTGGTTCTCCGGTCGGGGCCCGTCGCGAAGCGATGGGAGCTCTTTCTGGTGTTGCCGAACCGGCGCGACCGTCAGGTCGCTGCAAGGGCGGGCATTCTCTGCAGCCTGTCCACAGGGCAGGCGATGAACAGGTTATGTGTTTACAGGATTTATTAAAGGATCTTTAAAAGAGGTACAGAGCTGGTGTTTAAAAGGAACCACGCGCCCTGAAAGCCCGACGGCATGTGCTTTGTGCGGGCACTGTTGCAAATAGTCGGTGGTGATAAACTTATCATCCCCTTTTGCTGATGGAGCTGCACATGAACCCATTCAA